GTCTTGGCTTTGTACTTGGATACCCTAGCTCAAGAAGACACTAAAGATGAAATATCTACTATGATGCAACAAGGTCTACCTATTAAAGCTATTGTGCAAGGTATGATTAAGAAAAATGTAATGGATGGTATTCACACATTAGATGTAGGTTATATAATAGAACCCTTAATAATAGAGATAATAAAACAAGAAGCTGATGCAATGGGAGTAGATTACATTGTATCTTATCAAGATTTGGTTAAAGGCAGAGAAATAAAAAGACAAAACCATGACAGACGAGTAAATGAAATAACGCAAGCTCAGATGGAGGGTAACTCTCCTGTAGACATTAAACGCATGGCAGGTATACCTACTCTAAGAGATGATCAAGAAGAATCTGAAGAACCTATGATGCCTACACCTACTGAAGAAGAGACACCAATGGAAGAACCTATGCGTAAAGGTCTAATGGCAAGAGGAACTTAGTATGGCAATTAATCCAAATTTTACAAGGTCTATAGCAAATAGTTATCGTAAAGCTTCTTTTCAAAATAAATTAACTGAAAAATTAGAAGAACGCTCAGAAAAAGCAGACAATTATTTTTCTAATATGTTTGATGTAGCAAGAACAAAAGGTCTTCCTGCATATGAAGAAGCTAACGCTAGATCTAAAGACTTAAAAAGAATATCAAGACTGTTACGTGATAGGTACGATTTAACTGATGCTCAGATACTAGGTTTAGCACAAAGACCTTCTGGAAGATACGGAGCAGGTTTATCTGGTATAGAAAAGGCTATTACAGAAGCTGATCTTGCAGGAAGACCTCTTACTGGAGATGAAATTTTAAGTGTATTTGAAACAGCAGAACAGATACAATTACCTGAAGGTATGACATTTGAAGATGGAATAGCTAAATTAGCAGGTATATATACAGATAAAGCTGCACAAGATCCAGAATCTAAAGACGAAAAAAATATATTTACTAATTTACTTTCTTCTGCATTAGTTCTTAATCCTAAAATAAATGCTACTAATATGTTAGAAAATTCTAATATAGGTGGAATATCTGCTAGTGATTTATATGCTCAATCTACTACATTACCATCAACAAATTTATTTGATGTAGATTTTAGTGATAGAACATTGGGTAGAAGATCTGACACAGAAGATGAAAGAATGCGTAAGACTTACTTTAAAAATTTTCTAGCTTCAGTAAAAGGTGTGGGTGATTTTCAGGAAGCAACTAGTTCTTTTACTTCTGCTTCTGCAGAGCAAGCCGTATATGCTGCTTTTCCTGAAGTAATATTTCAATTA